TAAAATATATCAACGGACAGATTGTAGATCATCCTATTCTAGAAGACAATCTAAGACAGGCCAATCCTCAATTTGATCCTGCCAATCTTCCAAACACATTAAAAGTGTTTGAACGAGTCTCTGCGCCGCTTGCAGGACCTTATGAGAGAATTGAATCAATATATCAGTTACACCACGATGATGTAGTACGTGATGTGCATACTCTAGTAGGATATACCGCAGAAGAACGTGCGGTTAGAATTGCACAAGCTATGCAGTTTTCCCATCCCAATGGCTGGGTATTTAATGAAACAATATGCGGATGGGAACCGCCATCACCTCCACCTGATGACGGGAAGAAGTACATATGGTCCAATGACTTAGCATCATGGCAGGAATTGGTTATTTAATATGTCAAAAGCACAATACAATTTTTCAAAACAAACGAATTACCTTAAACGAACTATGTTCTTAGACCCTGCTGGTCCCGTAACAGTGCAACGTTTTGAGGAAGTTAAGTATCCTAAACTACAGAAGTACGAAGAACTTGCTCGTGGCTTTTTCTGGGTACCTGAAGAGATTAGTCTTACCAAAGATAAGATGGATCACAAAGAAGCCAGTGATGCTGTTAAACATATCTTTACCAGTAACCTGTTAAGACAAACTGCCCTAGACAGTATTCAAGGCCGCGCACCTTTCCAAGTGTTTGGACCAGTCTGTTCAATTCCAGAACTTGAAGCACTAACACTTACTTGGAGTTTCTTCGAAACAAGTATTCACAGCAAGAGCTATAGTCACATTATTCGTAACGTCTACGGAGTACCTAAAGATGAGTTTAACAAGATTCACGACACGGCTGAAATTGCTGGTATGGCTGCTAGTGTTGGTCGTTACTATGAAGACCTTCATATTCTTAACAGCCGTAAAGAGTTGGGTGAAGATGTTGGACTACACGTTCACAAGCGAGCCATATGGATGGCCCTACATGCATCATACGCACTCGAAGCTCTACGTTTTATGGTATCCTTCGCCACGTCACTTGCTATGGTAGAGAATAAAATCTACATTGGTAACGGCAACATCATCAGTTTGATTTTGCAAGACGAATTACTTCACGCAGAGTGGACTGGTTGGTTGATCAACAATGTAACCAAAGACGATCCAGACTTTATTGAAATTGAAAAAGAGTGTGAAGCAGAAGTATACGCTATGTATATGGAAGTCATTCAAGAAGAAAAAGCCTGGGCCGAATACTTGTTCAAGAAGGGTGTGGTCATTGGATTGAATGCCAACATATTGAAAGACTTTGTTGACTATACTGCATTTACTAGACTAAAAGAAATTGGCATCAAGTATCTAGCAGACCATCCAAAGATGAGTCCTATCCCTTGGTTTAACAAGCACGTTAACATCAATAAGAAACAAACAGCATTACAGGAAAACGAAAGCACCAATTATGTTATTGGTGTTATGAGTGATTCAGTTAGCTATGAAGAACTACCAGATTTATAAGGAATAAAATGACCAAAGCAATTGTGTGGTCGAAGTACCACTGCCCATTTTGCGATCAGGCAAAGGCATTATTAAAACAACGAGGTATTCCATTTGAAGAAAAGAAAATCGGTGATGGATATTCTAAAGAAGAATTGTTAGAAGCAATTCCCACAGCAAGAACAGTACCACAGATCTTTATCGATGATCAACTCATTGGTGGCTTTACTGAACTAAAGGCACACCTAAATGGATAACGAGCCCATTGTAGATGAGAACACCATTGATCTATCCGGTGGTGAAGATTACGACAGTATCACTATGATAGATACTAGCAGTATGAACTCTTATAATTACTCCTATAGTACAACACCATCTAGCATTACTATTAGTAACGGTAGCGGTAGTAACTATGGTGCAGTCGGTAGCTCTGGTAGCTTTCTAACCAGCGGCTTGAATGGCACTAGCTGGAGCAACACAAATTGGAATATAAGCAGTAGTTCGTCAACTCCAGGTTTAAAAGTATCAGGTGACGCAGAGTTTGAAGGCAAGGTTATGATAAACGGCCGGAATATCTCAGAGTTCATGGAAACCATTTCAAACCGTCTTGCCATACTCCAACCAGACCCTGCAAAATTAGAGCACTTCGCGGCTCTTAAAAAAGCCTACGAGCATTACAAAACACTCGAAGCTTTATGCGAAATACCCAAAGAAGAAAACGAGGAATAATATGTTAATTCAAAAACCCGCAGCCACTGGTGACACAGTGAGCATTAAATTAATTTCCGGTGAAGAAATCATCGGACGTTTAGATGAAGATACCAGTGAGTATGTTAAACTAAACAGACCTAAGAGTGTTAGTATCGGCGCACAAGGACTAGGTATGATGCCGTTTATGTTTCTAGGTGGAGCAGACAACGTTACTATTAAACATAATCATATCATTGTTATGGTACTTGCAGAGAAAAGTGCAGCCGATCAATATGTACAGGGAACAACTGGCATTGCTCTATCGTAAATATATGATAGGAGATTAATATGCCATACATTTCCGGCACAGGCCGAATTTCAGACGTTTACCATAGCGGCAATGTTTACGCTAACAATGTTCCAATCGCTCTTTGGTTATCGCCCGGTGCTAGTGGTACATTTGGCGGTATTAGCATATCAGTGGCAGTGGAACTAGATCCATTAGTAGTTGAGGCAGTAGCGAGCCAGGTCAATACCTATGTAGCTGCTCAGAATGGCCAACCTAATCAATATTATAGTGCTGCCGCGGCAGCTGATGGTGTTAAAGGTAATTATGCAGGTACAGTTGATGATGGTACCACAGCCACTGCCGCAGTATCGCTAATTTCAACTGACACTACTTTCTCTAGTATTGTTCCATTCTTAGACAAATGTCTCGATGAAGCTGCACAAGGAAAGTGGCGTGAATCTGGTCAAGGTGGTAAACCTAGTAATCCTAATATTACTGGCATTTGGCAGAACATAGGATATCCCGGTAGCAGTCCGTGGACCACAGATCAAACGGCATGGTGTATGGGATTTATTAACTTTGGATTAAAGAGTTCGGGGTATCGATATTTCCAAACTGCATCCGCAGCCGCAATTACAACCAATCCAGAAAAGTGGAACGCTACGCAAGTTCCTAAAGATCAAGCACAGCCCGGTGACATAGCATTCTGGAGTTATAGGCACGTTAACTTTGTCTATACAGCCCAAAATGGCAAATACACGTTTGTTGGCGGAAATCAAAGTCCAAAAGCAAGTAATAATCCGGATGACGGCGATGTAACCAAATCTTATCCAAACGGAACAGGCGCTAATAACGCAAATTGGGTAAGTTGCTGGCGTCCAAGTAAAACATAATGGTTGACAAACTGGTAAAAATACAGTATAATAGTAATAAGAGGAAGCAGTAATGCAACAAGGTAAAGTAAAATGGTTTAATAATTCCAAAGGTTTTGGATTTATTGTACCGGACGAAGGCGGTGAAGATGTGTTTGCACATTTTAGCCAAATTCAAATGGAGGGCTATAAAACTTTGAAAACAGACGAACATGTCCAATTTGAAGTTACAGATGGTCCAAATGGTAAACAGGCTCAAAATATTCAACGGAGTTAATATGTATCAATATCGTGTTTGGGTTAAACTTAATCAGTATCAAACTGCTGACGTTGTAGTCAATGCAAACAATGATTGGGAATGTAAAATGCTTGCAGAAAGCATGTACGGTTCTGGTATGGTTCTAAACTACAGCAGAATTAATTAAATACACTGTCCGATAGGGGTAAACCTGCATAGCAGGTTGCCAAGGTGAAAGACCTTGTAGTTAGGCGGAGACTCCACAAGCCCTTCGGATTCCGTCAACGTTGTCAACGTAATATAGGGCTAAGGCGTTATATATACATCATGGAGAAAGTTATGAAAAAATTATTGACTGCACTTGTTTTGTCTTTTGCTCTTGTTGGAGCAGTATCTGCACAACATAGACATTATGGCCATCACGGATATCATGGTCCAAGAGTAATCCACCACCATAGTGGTAATTGGGGACAAGTATTTGTTCCGTTGATCATCGGTGGAGTTGTAGGTGCTGCCATTGCAAATAATAATAGACCCGTTGAGACTCCTACTGTCGTTGTTCAGCCACCGATCGCACAAGGTTCTCCAATTATACAATGTCCTCAAG